CTTGATAACATCAACAAAAGAGTTATCTCCAACAGGAGACATTGCTCCAATCCTAGATGGATCAAAGTAGTAAGAAATATTAGTTACATTACCAATAGCAGAGAATTTAACATATGGTCTTAGACCTTCTGCTTGAATACCTGGTGTGCCGACTCGAGTAATATTATTGAAAGAATATTCCAACTTATACTGGTTATCCTGTGCAAATGACAGATAGTAATTTAAGTTAGATGCATCTCCAACATCAAACACATACTGATGATCTCGTATGAATGTAAGTGATGGATGCTTAGCGTAGATATTAACGTTGCTTATGCTACCTTGTAAGAATAGAGGATCTCCTGCAGCAGTTGCCCTTAATCCAAACACATATTCTCTACTACCAAATACTTCACGAATAAAGAATGATCCGTTATATTCAGTCGTAGTAAATCCTTCTGTAAAGATGATATCTTCATCTCTGAAGTTGTGAGGAGTGACAGATGTTGCATATACAAGATTTGATCTTACTTCACTAACTTTCTTAATATCTTTCTTAAGTGTTGTTGTTAATTCAACTTCTTTAACAGATGGGAATCCAGTTACCTTAACAATCTTATATGCATCAGCACCGTCATCATCAACAACAATGTTTGCAGAGTTGATTGAAATAACATCGCCAGGTATGTAAGAAGATGCAGGTTGCACCTTAAGAATCTTAACTGAGTATGCACCATCTTCATATGCTTGGAATCTAGCATAGTCAGACAACGCCAATTCTGTAGATTTCCATTCCCATGTTACGCCACCATCAGATGCTGTGCCACTTGTATGTGTGGGAGGGGTAATACCAGAAGGACCTGCAACGGTTACTTCGTATATGTTACGCTGCCAATAAACTTGATATCCAACAGGATATAGGATAGCAGTATCCCAACGCTGCATATCCATTCCTCTATATTGAGGTTTAGGATATGGCTCAGTTTGAATGTCAATATCAAACTCACCTGCATTTCTAATAAACACCCATGTAACAGCACCATCACTTACAGCACCTGTAGTGTGTGTTGGAGGAGTTACACCAGATGTGCCACCTGATTGTGCTTCATATATTTTCTTAGCATAGTATACTCTAGCAGCAGTAGCATATGCAGTGCCTGTTACCCAAAGATCCTCTGCTTCAATACCAACAAACTTCTGACCAGTCATCACGTTGATGTCTGTAGCATCAGTAGACCTTAATAGATCAGTGGTGTTAATAGTGCCGAAGATTTTACCAACTTTATACTTATTACCTAAACCAGGATCATTAGTAGTGCCTACAGGAGTCTCTACAATAGTACCGTATGCTTGTACAACTCCTAGAGAGTTATATTGTTGTAGAATTGCACCTTTAGTTAATAATACATCTTGATTGAGTGTCAACTCATAGATGTTATCAATCTTACTGTAAGTTGCATCTTTAAGATAGAATTTAGGGACAACGTTTGCAGTAACAAACATTTTCTGACCATTCTTAACAGGAATAGTAGAAGACTTAGATGCAAACTGCTCTCTATTGTTTGTCCATGTGTACGTTTGTACTGGTGTATATACTGAGGGCGAATCTGTGAAGTCAAGTAGTTGTAGACCGCCTGCTCCAACATCCCACTGATCAATAGCAGGTAAACCACCATCTGACCATGTGCCAGTTGTCCATTCGCTAACAGTAAGATTAGTATAGTTAGTTGGTGTGGTTAGTGTATATGTGCCTCTTCCAGAAGTATGTGCTTTATCAATCTTAATAGCAACTATGTCACTAATCTCATGAGATAGTGGGTATTTTGTTGTAGGTGCAGTAAAGGTTGACTCAAACTCATCGAGTTTAGATATAATCCAATCGTCAATATGACCAATAAATGCTTTTGTTGAAACTGAAGGTTCGGTGCCACCTAATCCAACAGATGCCATATTTACATCAATTAGAGTTTGATATGTGATTGCAAGGTTACCATCATAGTAAACATTGATTTCCCAAACACCAGATCCAGTATTTTCTTTAACTAATGCAATATGATGCCATGCTGCTGCAGCAAAATTACCCCAGTAAGTAGTTTCTGTAGATGAAGCAACTACACTTCCATTTACTTCTAGAATCATTTTACCGAAGTTTGCATCACTAGCAATACCCATTAGGTAAACAGAAACACCAGAAGTGCCGTTTACTTCAACAGTGTCAAAGAAATGTGGTGTATTGCCTGCAGCGTATGCAGTGGTATTCATACTAAACCATGCTGCAGTAGTCCAGTTTTGTCCTTCCCATGCTAGACCAGAAGCAGTAGCACGGTTTGCTGCATCAAATTTCAATGATCCAGTGCCATACTTATAATATGAATTATCTACAACAGCATTGCCAGGTGTTTGAATTGTAAGAGTAGATATAGTCTGTTTAGTTGTATCATAGTCTAAATCCGCAGTATCATCAAATCTATAAACTGCAAGTTGATTAGGAATCAACCTTTCACCGAAAATAACGATATCTCCAGAGTTATCAACAATAGATGACTTACCAACTTGTCCAACAGAGTCAGTTGTTTCTATTAGTGATTCTGCTTGAATCGTGCCGTCATACTTAAGTGAAGATACAGTAGTTACTTTTCTATCTTCGTCATAGTCGATAGCAGCAGTAACAACAACATCACCAAATACATCAACGTGTAATCCTGTATTCTTGATAGAAACGTAGTTACCTTGAGGTGTAAGTGTTTTACGCCACAACCATGGTTTTGCTGTAGATGTAGTTGCATCAGTTGCATTTGCATCGGCAAGAGGAATCTTACCAAGTTGCATCTTCTCAAACTTACCGTTTGCATTATTATAGACATCATATAAGAAGAATACATCATTATATTCGTCAATAGTAAATCTTGGGTTTCTTACATAACCACCAAGTGCAGGAATCTGTTTAACATAATCAACGTTGATATTTGATCCATCATATGAGAATGTGCCGTATATTAAGTTGTCAGTAGTCTGGTTAACTCCAGTAAAGAAGAATTGACTATTTGCTATCCATCTAATCTGAGTAATATCCTCATCACCATTTGCAGAAGATATCTTACGTTTCTCTTTTAAGTCACCATCATTGTTAGACTGAATGACCCAAATATCATTAGCATCGATTGCCTGTGTATCAGTGTAACCTACAATGTATATGTTGTTATTTTCATCTAAGTAGATATCAGTAATATAATCTTTACGCTGTCCACCAGATATACCTGCAATAGACTTCTGCCACTTTAAAGTACCTGTAGGATTGTTTTGTGCGTCTCTTTCTGACTCATACTTACCAAACCAGACATCTGGATTATAATTGGGATTATTAGGGTCATATGTTTGGCCTCCAACATATACGAGGTCGTTTTCTTGTGAGTCATCGACATACAAACAAGTGAATTCTAGTGTCTTAACACCTGTATTATTTGGAAGTAATGTCCTTACCCACTGCACTTCACCAAGGTCGTTAAACTTAGCAATGAAACCAACTTGGTCACTATCGAGATCTTCTTTAAGAGATCCACAAATATAGTAGTCTCTATTAGCAGTTGCAATACTATCATGGACAGTAACGTTACCACTATCATTCAAATACTCAGATAACCAATAACGTGTCTTTGTAATTGACTGAGGGTGAGATACTCTAATTTGAGGAGGTGTGTCAACACTATATCCATTACCAGAGTTAACAATAGTAAATGATCCTGCAACACCTGCAGCATCAAGATTAATAGTAAAGTCAGCGTCAATTCCACTGCCACCCTCAACCAACTCATAAGTTGGAGGTAAATTAGAATTATATCCAATACCTTGTGTATCTACAGTAATGCTCTCAATACCATCTACAACTTTAACTTTAAACTCTTTATTAGTGTTTGCTGTGATAGGAGTAGAATCAACAATGATTTCATCACCTACTATAAGGTCATGGTTTAGAGAAGTTGTGATTACACCATATGGTCTGTCACCAATAATTTCTTTGGTATATGCACTAATAGCAACACCTTTGATACTATCAATGATTGCAGAAGCACCAAATCCACCTGTATCAGTATTATCGAAGAATACGGTGTCATTAACTTGATAAGAGATGCCAGGATTTTCTACAACGAAACCATCGATCTTTGCAGTCTCAAATTGAGTAACAGTCTCTACATCGATGTCAACTTTAGATTCAAGTGAAACTTGAGGGAAATAATCGTAAATTTGTAGAGTAGGCTCTTCTTGTAACTCTAATATCTCCTGTTGCTCATTAGCATCAATAATACCATCTTGGTTAGTATCTTGGACTTCAAAGATGATTGGATAACCTTCAATCTCAGTTGTTAGGACATCTGCCTCTTGGTTTGGTAAACGCTCAACATCAATGTCCACATTCTCATATGGGACTCTATATCTTACAACATCAGCTGGAATATTCTCTTGGACTGCACCTTGACTTAAATTCCACTCATCTGGAAGTGAGTTAAATGCAGGACCCATAATATATGGAAATAGTGGAAGACCATCAGAAGATGCATCAATAGTAACGAAGTATGCATATGTGCCATCAGGATACTGAGGTGTCTTACAGAAACGACCATTATACTGATCCAAGTCACCTGCTTGGAATACGTACTCATAGTCTGGTACAAATGATCCTGCGGGATAATCAGAAAGTAAAGGACCATCAGTTCTGGAAGGATTGTCGTTTACTCCTGCAACAAGCACAATCTCAGGTTTAAGTTGATATGATGTGCGAAGTCTTCTTACACCACTGTTTTGATCAGTTGGATTTGCATAACCATAAGGACCGTAGATTGGGTTACCATCATATGCCCATCCTAATATTGGAGAGTGTTGGAAGTTAGTTTCAATCTCTTGGAATCTACCTAATTCTTGATCTAAGAATACGTTGTCTCCAACAACATAACGTAATTCTTTTGGATCTGAAAGGTGAGCATATTCTCCACCATACTGGTTATTAAGACCAGTAAATACATAACCTCTTGCAATGTCGTATTTACTTGCAAGGTCATATTCAAAGTTTTTATTCCACTCAAATACCTGTGCAGTGAATGTTGCCAACTCACCAACAGAATCTAGTCTTACAGTTGTTGTACCTTGGATATAGTTGATACCTCTGTTAGATATAGTGATACCAATGACTTTACCCTTGTCTTCTCCAGTAGTTGCAATAGTTGCTTTAGCAACAGCACCAAAACCATCTCCATTAATTACAACTCTTGGTGCAGTGGTATAACGACGACCAGAGTTAATAATAGCGATAGAAACGATTCTACCATTCAATACAATGGGTTGTGCTAATGCACCTTCACCAGATGTAACAGATACAGTTGGTAGAGATGTATATCCTGATCCACCACCTGTTAGTGTAACGCCAGAGATAGGACCTCGAATATTTGCAGTTGCTGCAGCATCACTACCGCCACCACCAGTAATTGTGATAGATGGTTGTGATGTGAATCCGCTGCCTGGATTTGATACTAGAATTCTTGTTATAGCACCGTTAGTAACAACTGCACTTGCAGATGCACCAGAACCTCCACCACCAACGATAGAGATCAAAGGTGATGATGTATATCCAGATCCTTGTGCTGTTACCTCAAATGAATCAACACTACCATTAACTGTAACAGTAGCAGTTGCACCACTACCTCCACCACCCTCAATAAGGACTTCTGGAGGAGATCCTGCATCATAGTTAACACCTGCATTAGAAACAACAATTCCAGTCAAAGGACCGAAAAGGACTGACTCTCTTGACTTATAACACCAAATACTTACACCATTTACCCAAGATCCGATTGCACTGTTAGCAGCGATTGCTTGACGCTCTGAAACGGTATTTACAACTCTAGGGATTCTAACAAGCTTTCTTTGGTTGCCAGGAATCAATGCAGACCCAATAAAAGGTCCTATCTTATAGTTTGGAAGACCTGACGCTGCAACGTAGACATAATCAGCATTAAAGAAGGAATTCTGAATATTAGTCGTAAATTCAGTAACAACATTATTGATTGGAGTCTCAGTTGACTTACCTCTGTTAAGATCGACTGAAAGTAGAATATTACCAACTGGGACGATATCAGTCGCTGTTGCAACTCTATATGAGAAATTATATTCGTCAATACGAGAAGATACTTGGAATGTGCCGTTAAAGATAACTGGGTTTGCACCATACACTGTAACGGTGTCTTCTACCAATAATCCATGAGGCTCAGTGGTTGTTACTGTTGCAACTTGAGAAAGAGCACCTGGATCAATAGCAGCGACGCTAATAAGTTTCTTAACGTTGTAAAACCATGATTCTAGTCTTTCTTCACCAACAGAGTCAGATCCAAGTGATGCAACCTTTAATTTGTCGCCAGGTAAGTAATATGATCCTGTATCGTCGAGTATTGTGCTTCCTGCTTCGGCAATACCCAAAACACGCATCTTAACTTCAGTAGTAGTGCCTCTATTGGCATATATGAAGATATTGGAAGTAATAATAGTACCAGGATCCCAATCTTCAACAATATTGTTTTTTGATCGAGTACATTCTATAAACTGGTTAAGTGACTTCTCTTTATACTGGACTTCTTCATTATCTCCAATAAAGAAGGTGCCGTTTCTTTCTGGCCACCCAATAGTCGAGTCAATAGTTACAATTTGTCCTGTAGTCGTTAATGGCTCAACAAGACGAGTCCTATAAGGAATCTTGAAGGTACCAGTAAGAGTTTCTTCAGATATTACTAATTCATAGATTGTATCTTCACCTTTAATGATTGAAATTGCATTTTCAACCAATGCTGAAGCATATCTGATATTTTGGTCAACTTCATCAGCATACTGAATAACTTCAGAGTCAATTAAGTTAACAGGGTCACCAGATACTACTTGTGTCCTTAAAATCGTGTCTACAGTCCATGTAGCAGCGGATGGAGAGATAATTTGCTCTTTAGGATATGATACCTCAATCTCTTCACCAAAAAGAATCTTGAAAAGATATTTTGCACCTAATGCAGTACCTTTAGCAAGATAGAAGTCCCTGATATTCTTAATTACGTTGACAGGGTTAACTTTGCTTGGATCTAGTTGAATAGTGGGTAGATATTGCTTTCTAAACTTCTCAAATAGCTGATAGATGAATAATGAGTCAAGATTTCTTACTATAGACCCTATCGGGTGAGTGCTAGTAGTAATCTGACTTTCTTTTGCAAAAATTTGGTTTCCATACTCATCATAATCAATAACGTTAGAAACACCACGCACAATACCGTTAAATGCACTAGGGACGTAGTTTATACCACGCTCTTCAATTACAAATCCAGTAACTTCGTCATATCCAACGTTTACAGATGCTTTTGCTGCTTGGGGCTCAGCAATGTAAATCTTAGGAGGATTTGCTTCGCTATATCCAGTACCAAAGTTGGTAATGTTGATATCAGTCAACTCACCGTTGAAAATAGTCGCAGCAGCAGTTGCACCTGTGCCTCCGATAGCAGTGCCGTATGCATCTTTACGATCGTCAACAATATAAACAGATGGAGCGTCAGTATAACCTCTACCACCAGTCAATAACTCAATATCTGTAACAGCACCACTAGATACGGTTACATCTAAGACTTGAGCACCAACAGGATCCACTACACGGCATCTAGGAGCAGTTGTATACCCTCTTCCTCTATTAATAATTGTAACTGCATTCAAACCACCCTCTGCTGTTAGAGAGCACTCTGCAATAGCGTTAATACCACCATCAGGAGCAGCATCAATATAGATTGTGGGAGGATTAGCATAATTAAGACCTGCTGCAGTAACTGTGATAGTATCTACATTCAATCTACCTTCAGAGTCAATAGTTGCATCAGAAATAGATGCTCCGCCAGGATTGTTAAAGGTAATAACTGGCACAAAGTCATATCCTGATCCAGAATCAGTAATGGTAACACTATCAACCATTCCAGTAGTATCATTGACTGTTAATGATACTCTTGCAAGTCTACCGTTAGCATTACTAGGTGCAGTGACTAAAGGAATAGGAGGATTATAAGATGTATAACCTTGACCACCAGAAATTAACTGAATATCTTTAATACCACCAACTAAACTGTGTGCTGTTGCATATTCTCCAACAGTTGCAGTTTGAATGTTTACTCTAGGAGCAAAATCTAATCTATATCCGCTACCACCTGTCTTAACTAAGATTGTATCGATTTTATTGTCTACAACATTACATACTGCATCTGCACCACTACCAAAAGACGCAGGTACAAATTCAATCGCTCTAACATGAAGAGTATCAGCACTACCTAGAGCAAACTTAGTAACAAGAGTATCTTGATAGACATTAAACTGCTCAAAAGGTCTCTGTAGTTGTCCTGTGCGGTTGACAATTAGAGAAACATCAGAAATTGGAGTATATGGTTGACCATTTACTCTTAGAGGGTAATATTTTGTGCCTTGCCATTCTGTATATGAAACAGCATCCATTGTGACAATGGTTTTATCTGCAAAGCCTATGAGATAGGTAATCTTAGTAAAACCTTGGTCATCGCCACCAGTAGGTGCTCTAGGGGGCACTGTGAAGATTATATTAGTGCCATTAACAGTGTAGTCAACTGTGGGTCTAAGAGTTACATTATAGACAGTAACAACTAGGTGATCTACAGATGCAGGACTAACTGGGTTGCCCTGATACTTTAGTGGGAATGTAGTTAGGACGCCATCAAACTCGTAATATGGATTTTCTAGTGCTTGCTCTTTCTTTTTAAATTCATGTGGTGCAATACCAGGTGTCATGATAGCATCAGGACCTCTGGTTACCGATTCGTAATACAGGATCTCATTATCAACCTGTATACTACCGTTTCTTTCTTGATATCCGTCAATATCTTCTACAACAATCTCTGTGTCATCCAAACCAATCGCTTGAAGCACTGTAGTCTGAGATGTTAAGACATTTGACTGGTAAGTGTCTAAGTCAAGATAATCAAGTACATTATTAAGAATATCGTAAGGTCTACCGACCTTCTCTTGGGATTTGTAGTATTCTTGAAGTAATTGTACAAACGCTCTATCCTCTGACTTAATAAAGTCAGGGAGTTGTTGCTCAACTCTGTCAGAAACATTAACTCTAGACATATCTTATTAGAAGCAGTCCGTGATATCGGGATAAGTGAAAGTATCCGTGGGGTAGTCAAGTATATTTAGCTCTCCACCACCAAAGTTAAATCCACTGAAATTATTAGGATCGAAGATAGGGACTGATAAGTCGTTGATCGTATAATCGATTGGATTGACGTCTGGGTTGAAGATGATTGGGTCTGTGCCTGCAGGAGGCTCAAGTGATCCACCACTAGGGTAAACTACTACGGGAATTCTTAATGTGTTGTCGGGTGTCAGTGCAACGTTGATAGGTCCTACACACACTTCACCAGTGTTGTAATTGACTGTGCCGACATTATTGTTTAGGATGACTTCTGCCTCATCTCTAATAGTAACAAGCATCATGTTACCTTTACCATCGTCTCTTAAATTTACAGGGACAAGAGTTTGTGTGGTTGTAGAAGATAATGTTGCTGTATCTACTTGCACAACACCACTAGTTAAGTTGGCATTATTGAGAAGACTCTCAGTATATCCAGTTGCATAGAATGTGCCTGACTTAACTACAGAGAAGGTTGGTTTACATGTGCCATCAGACCCATCTGTGCCGTCCCCTGAGGTGCCATTACCGTCTGGAGTGCCCGAATAGTCGCCAGGTCTGAATAAAGGATTATTGAAGTCTAAACACTGGTTAAATACTTGACCAAACTGGAATGCATCAATATTTTGACCAAGGGTTATTTGAGATGTGCTACCTGAGATAGCGGGATCTGAATTATCGATTACTCCAGAATACTTAGATCCTTCAAATCTATTGTTGAATCTATTTGCAGAATTTTGTGAGTTATAGTCATCGATATTCTTTAACACTTTTGTCCTTAGGTCATTAGAACTAAGATTAGTGTCATTACCGTTATAGTAAACGTAAGACTTAGGAATAACATAGAGAGTTGTTGGGTCAATGATAATCGGGTCGATAGCACCGATTGAATAATCCTTCAACTGGTTTTTAATTCTTACTTTTGTTGTTTCGTTAAGCTTAGCTCCAGTCTTAGGTCTAACTGCAACGTAAACCTTACCATAAACAGGAGGATTTAACTTCTCACCACCATATGCAACCACTGATCGTGATTGTGGATATAGTTGTCTCACCAGATTCTCAAAATCTCTTTCTGTAACTGCTCTGTTTTGTGTTGTATACAATCTAGGAGCATTATACTTGATAGAAACAGGTGTTTCTCTATCTTCACCGTCTGCTGCCTGATTTTCAGTAACAACAGTGATTGAGCTGTTACCAACTATGCGTCCTTCACTGTCAGATGCGGTACCGATGAATGAAAAGTCTCTTGCACCGTTTGCTTCCTTACCAACAGTCCTTACATAGTCAATTTTTACAAATTCACCATCAACTAGTTGTCTTCCCAACACTCCATCACCAAAGATTACCTTATAACGCAAATCGTCAACTTCCTCGAGGAAGTAAATACGAGAATTTGAGTCTAAGTCAACAGAGGTTGTTGATCTGTTGTAAATATCAATTTCAGAAGATTGCACAGAAGGAGAAATGTAAACAATCATTCTTTCAGTATCTACATCTTCACTAGGAATGATATATTCTTGTCTTTTTGTATTATTAACAATAAACGAGTAAGTAAGTAGGTTGCCCTGATAAGTTGCAAGACATCTAAAGGTAGCAATACCAGTAGATTGGTCAACAGGTGCTTGTATCTGACTTAAGATTGTAAAGATATAATCATCAAAGTTATTTTCAGCACTAAATGAGTCACCCTTGTTAATTGTAACCTGCTCAGGGTAAGTTAAACCATTTGCACCGATTAAAGTCTGCACAGTTACTGTCACATATGCTTTTGGAGACTTAACACTACGAGGAGTGTAGTTAAGTTGCTTAGCAACCTTAACAATATTGTCTCTGACAGTAGATGTTTCTAGAAATGCCTCATTGAGAGACATGTTAGCATTGAATGCTGTATAGTATGTGTTATATGCAAGAGTGTCTAGCAAATAAGACGCAGCAGATCCTTCAAAGTCATAATCAGTAAACTCTGATCGTGTCCTAAGGTATGATCTTATGGATTCCTTGATTTCAAAGAAATCTAAGGAGGTTAATTCTGATGGTACTGCAGGCATTACGTCCTCTCTAGTATGAAATCGATTTCTTTAACGATTCGTTCTCCAACAATCGTATACTCTACTCTTACTTCAAGTGAGTTTACATCGAAACCGTCTGTTACGTTAACAGATACGACTCTTATGCGTTTTTCGTATCTATCTAAAGTGCTGTTAATCTCGTCTTTGATCGCCTCACCTGTAAAAACATCATAAGGCTCAAATAAAAGTCCTGTCACTCGAGATCCGACATCATACTGAAAAGGTTTCTCACCTATATCGGTTTTGATCAAATTTAGCACTGCCTGTTTGATTGCATTCTCATTTTTGACAGCACCAAAGTCGCGGCTGTTAGGATTTGCTTTGAAAGACATTGCAAAATCTCTAAAACCACGACTTATGTTTTTATCTGATCTAATTCTGTATGACACTCTACATGAATATGAATTTTGCCATAATATAAGTTATACTTTATTATTTAGCCTTGTCCACGATACTTTTTACGCGGTTTGTTTCTAGAGGTAGCAGAAAGTTTTGTATTCTGACTTTTACCCTGTCTTGTCTTCTTAGGTTTTGTATCTACTCCACCCGATACGAAGGCTGTTGATCTAGTTGCCATAATGATTTAATAAAGTGATTAACCTGCCCAAACATTCATAGAGCCATAAGCTACTACTGATGAGCAAGGATACGAGAAGCCAGGAAATCCGACTCCTAGTGGGTCTAACTGTCTAGCAATCAATCGCTTGAGTGCAAACACAGTTAAGGTTGTAGGATATAGAGTCCTATCGTGTCCTACACCTCCATCCTCTGTCGTTAAGACTGAGCATGGGTAAGGTGTAGGTTTTGGACATAGTGATTTACCACATGGACACATATGGATTACTATGTTAGTGCAGGTTGACGGATGTTTTATAAACTTGTCACCTGCAAGCATGATTGGATAACCATTGACTAATACTGTAGCACGGTTTGGTGCTAGTGGTGTCATTGGTATCAGACTCAGAGGTGGCCACCAACAAGTATACTCTTTAATACGAATAGTCCTTGTCCTTGGGATTGCTCCGCAAGACTCTGTGCTATGCACAGTAGGGGGTAGACACAACCCATGTCCAGAGTCAGGTAGACCATTGATAGCAGCGACTGGTTTTAGAAATCCAAATCCCATTATCCTTGACCCTCTAGTTGTCTACCATCTAGATATGGGTATTTATCTTGGCACTCGTCGAAGAATGGATTACCTACATTTTTAATACTTCTAGACAAAGCATTGGTGCCCCCTGTCAAATAATTTAGTATCTGCATCCTACCACTATAGTCACCCATCTTAATTCTGTAACGCTCTGTCTCCATACGCTTAGGGTCAATGGCAATAGAGCAGTCTGCAACATGATTTAATGCATTGCAGTTTTGACATAGACCAGATCCAGTACCTGGCCAATTACCTTGTCCTGCACCCGATTGACCACTTAAAGCAGATGGTGGTGTGATTTCATAATAGGTTTGTCCTGCAAGAGGGTTTCCACTGTCATCCCATCCGCAGTAGACATCAAGAGGTCCATTTGTGTTACTGCCCTTACGCACATACCTGTCCCAACAATCGTGAGGAATATTGGTAGGGTCACTTGGACAAGACCCGCTATTGACTGTAAAGTTAGTATAACTTTGAGATCCGTTGATTGTGTTTGTGCCACCTTCTCCATCTGGTACTGTTGATTGCCAATTAACTGTAGCGTCTGTAGGATTGCCATCTAGGTTGTTTCCCAACCATAATCCAAACTGTTGTGCTCTAGTATAACTGCTACGGTTATAATCATATGTATTTTCGTCAAGTCCGATTGGGACGTATTCTATACTATTGTTACTACCACGGTAACAGCGACCTGGCACGTTACCTCTAGTGCAATTCCATGTTTTATACCCGCCAGTTACGTTTCTCTTAGGTGTAATTTTAGGTTTTGGTAAAGAATTTAAGAATTTCATAAAATCTTGACCTTGAGGACCTGTAGTTTTTCCGTCAAATGACAGAGAAACCGTAAATTCTGCTTTTTCGTCATTAGGTGCACAGTATTTCCACGGCAAATACCCAAATGCTTTCCGCGATGCCCTAAATTGGTCTTGTTTTTCGCCGTAAAAGTTTTCTCGAGGCTCTTCTTCTGCTTCCATATACGCACAAGGCATCTGAAACCACTTTTTAATGTTGTGAATCACTGGTTGATCAACAATCATGCACCTATTTCCGTCAAAACTTCCGTAGAGACCACTAAATGACT